GTAGATAAATTTATCCAATCACTACAACAACCAAAAGAAATAGAAGTTCAGATAGTTACTAAACCATATACAGATGTACACGAAGGTTTTGAATTAGAAGCTAAAAGAGAACCAAAATTAGATGCAGATGGAAATTTAATACTTAAAAGATTATAAAAATGAAAACAATAACTGTAGATGGTGTAAAGTTGTATATTCACTTTGAAGCCGAAAATTACTATTTAGTAAGCAAAACTAAAACGAGTGCTAAATTTAAAATAGATAAGAAATGAAATTATTCTTAAAAAGGCTATTCTGTAAACATGACTATATAAATAGCAATACTATTGATTGGGAAATATGCTATAAATGTTTAAAATTAAAAAATAAATAAAATGAGAAAAGGTAATTTTGAACAGAAAAAAGAAGTTTTTAAAGCATTAAGGTTCTGTATGGATATAATTGATTCGGAAACTTTTGACAAGGTTAAATTCAACGGAAATACATACAACATACAAACTCAAAAAGCACCCATTAAGTTTGACTTGATCCAATGGGTTGACTATCTTAAATGGAATTTCACAAAGGAAAACCGACCAGATTTTATTCTGAAGTATGATTTTGATAAAAAAATATTAACTATCACTTGCGGTGGAGTTGTTGAAATTGAGTAAAATATGAAAGTTTGCAATAGGTGTAAATTAGAAAAGGAATTAAATAAATATTGGACTGATAGCCGTAGAAAAGATACCGATTTTTACCACCAACAACCATGTATAGACTGCAGAAATGAACAAAGAAAAATAAAACGTAAAATTGATTTTTCAAATAATTATATTTCATCTGGTAAAATATCATATAATTCAATAAGGAGGTATTGTACGGGATTAAAAAAGGATTATATTACAGATGATTTAATAGACTTTGTAAGGCAAAATATTTTTTTAAAAAGAGAATTAAATAAAAAAAAAGAAAAATTATTATATGAAAAAGAAAAATTGTTTTGTCGTAATTGTAATTCTATAGTTTTTTTACCGAAAGAATCTACTATATTTAACATTGAAAAAATAATATTTGATTTTAAAAAAATACATGAAAAATGCTAAAAAAATATAGTAAATACTTTAATACATTAGAAAATACTTACTATGAAGTTGTTGACTACATATATTACAAGGGAACAAAAGAGCATGGATTTACATTTAAAATTGGTACTGAATTAAAAAAAATAACAGTAAAAGATTCTAATTTAGATATTTATTTAACAAATTTTGAAATTAAAAATGAAAACATGGATAAAAATTATATTCAAGAAACAAAAGACATTTTATTGGAAACTATAAAGGATTTAAAAAACGATAAAATAGAAATTAATAGGGCTAATGGGATTTCAAAAACAGCCCAAACAATAATTAATATTTTAAAATTAGAACATCAAATGAAAGATTTTAATTAATTTTAACCAGCGGATTGACCTAAAGGCATAGGTTACTGATAAATGTACATGATGAGTATAAGTATAAGAGTTGTACACTATCCGTCTAAACAGGTGCTTCCTTGTTACAAGATGAATAGGTGTCGATAATTTTATTGACGAATAAATAGACCTTTATTCATTTAAAAGCGTACTTCGGTGCGCTTTTTTTATTTAATTAAAAATCAATACATTACATATTAAGATTATCTTTAACGATAATTATTTTAAAAATAAATGTAATTTTATTATTATCTTTAAAGATAATTACTATATTTGATAAAAATATAACGAATACGACAATATTATGAGAGCTTTAAAATTAAAAATGGTAACACCGAAATTCAGTACGAAGTACATTTATGAGTGGAGCTTGTTCTTCTGGGGTTTCTATAAATCTGAAATGGCTAAACAGAAATTCGGTTGGGATAAGAATATTTATATTCCTAAAAATAAATAATTAAAATAAATATTAGTTAGGTGGCTCCCTTTCCTTAATTGAGGATATAACCAAAAATAGTCGCAGCTGACTGCGAGCATCTGATAGAGATTTAACTATCTATACAGGGGGCGAAAAACTAATATTTGTTCTTATTATATACGACAATAACCAAAAAATATAACAGCAAAATGGAACGATTTACAATTAAACTAGACAATATTAATTTTTCAGTCGTAGTTAACTGCGGTAGATTAACCTTTAAAGAAGCATTTGAAGGATACGATAATAAAATTGTAATAGTAAGCTTAACAATTGAGGTTGACTATTTAGAAAATAATTTAAAAAATTTAATACCAGAATTTTTAATTATAGAAGCAATCAAAAAAGAAGTATATGGAAACTAATAAAATAAAAAAAGTCTTAACAAATTATATAATAGAAGAAGAATATAAAAATAGGGATGGTAAATTATGTATTGTTGAAATAAAATTATCAATTAATAATTTAGCAGGGAACTATTCTATTTATAATTATCATAATGATTCTTTTAAATTTGTCACTAATTCAAAAGAAAAAAATATGTGGTTAGCTGTAACTAACTGCATTAATAAAGCTATTAAATTTGCCGAGGAAGAATTAAAATTAGGTAATTCGGATATTAACTTTTAAATCGTACTAACATGGAAACTAACGATATTTTTACTTTAAACCACCTTAATATAGGGGATTTAGTAGAGCATAGAACCAACAAAGGGCAAATAACACACTTTTACGTTATAGGGCTTAGTGATTTGATGTTAATAGAACAAAATATAGTTAAAGCTTTACGGACATATTTTCCAATTAAAATTTCAGCGGAAATACTAAGATTTTTTAACTTTGAAGAACTAGGTAAGGATGTATTTGTATTTGAAGGAATAGGTAATAACATATTTGTAAAAAAAATAGATGATTCTGACTATATAAATTATATTGAGGTTTCTAAAAGAGATTCAGAATACAATGTATATTTCTATTGTAACGGTAAAATAGTTGATTTGCCAAACAATAAAGTGAATTATATACATAACCTTCAAAGCTGGACGAAGCTTATTTACAACAAGGAATTAACGATTAAATAAAAGATAGAAAATATGTTAGGAATAATTGAAATTAAAGGAGAAACGCCAACATGGGATGGTTTAGGAGGATTTTTTTATATAAAGTTTAAAGTTGAAAAGATAGAAGATTTAGATTTGTTATGGGAAATTTTTTGGGTACACATGAACGATTTTTTTAGCGGATTTTCAGAAGAACCAAAATTTGAGAACAATAAAGTAATAGTAAATGAAGAACAAACTATTTACTACGATTATCAAAAAAATGAAATTGATGTTATATGAAAAATTTTAAATAGCGAAGTAATGAGATTTACAGAAAAAGAGTTTGAAGTGTTTGAAGCCAAAATGATTGAAGGTGGATACAATAAACGAAACTACAAGTTTAAATCTGAAAACTTTGGTTTCTGGAAAACATTACACAAAACTTATGATAGTGAAGGTGAAAAACAAATAGGTTACCAATTAGCTGTTTTAGTTTGGGATTGGCGAGAACACGCAAGGTTTGACCCAATTATGAATAAATATCCTTATGGAGTGCAATTAGAGTTTCTAGCTGGCAATAAAGCAACACCAGATGGTAGATTTGATTTTACTATTTCAGATGATAACTGTACCATTGAAAAGTTTGAAAGTATTGCTGAAAAGATTTATAAGTTGTTGTTAAGTGATTTTAAATGAAACTATACGAAAATTTAAGTTTAGAGAGTGTTGTCTATTTAGACGATAATAGTATTGAATGTACTGAAATATGGAGGGATTTGCCAGATAGCGAAGGTATGTACCAAGTGAGTGACTTAGGTAGAGTTAAAAGTTTTTTTCATGGAAAACAGAAAATATTGAAACAATGGATAGATAGGGGTAATTATCTATGTATAGGTATTTACAAGAATGGCAAAAATAATAAAATATCTGTTCATTGGTTGGTATTTATTACCTATAATGAAATGGTGTATACGTCTAAAAATATGGTGGTAGACCATAAAAATAATTGCAGACACGATAATAGAAATTCTAACTTACAATTTATAAGTAATAGACATAATACATCTAAAGACAAGATTAATAAGACGTCTAAATTTACTGGTGTAAGTTGGGTTAAAAATAAAAGACATTGGACATCTAGTATTACACACAAATCAAAAACCATATTTATAGGCAGTTTTGATACAGAAGAAGAAGCTAGTTTGTATTATCAAAATGCTATTAAAGCTATTGAAAATAATGAGGAAATAATTTTAAAAAGAAAAAGTCATAGCTCTAAATATAAAGGAGTTTGTTATCATAAAAGAGATGAAAAATGGATTTCATATATAAAAGTAAATAATAAACAGAAACAATTAGGAAGTTTTAATACTGAAGATGAAGCTTTTAATTTTCTTCAAGATTACTTAAAATCTATTGACTATGGATTTCCCATCAAAACAAACACTAAAAAGAAAAATATAAAAATATAGGCTTCTTTAACACTGAAAAAGAAGCCTATGAATATAGAGAAAAATATCTTAAAAAATAGTTTTTTATACTATTAATGTACTTAATTCGTTACTCGCTATGTCAAGCGCACCGTCAACTCCAAACATTTTAGAGATGTATGACCTTGTCACATTATTCCCAGCTAAGGCATCGTGTAGAGCTTTTGGGTTTGCCGTTTCTATAGCAATAGCTTTTTTACCCCAAGTTCCATACATTCCAGAATTATAAACCGTAATTACTGAAGCTAATTTTAAATTACCATTAGCATCTTTCGCCCATGGTTGATCCGTCAATTGACCGAGAATAATTGAACCGATTAACACGTTCAACTCAGGTTTAAAGTTGTCAGCAACTGTTATTACTCTAGTTTTTCCGTTTGCATCAAATTTAATTCCGTATGCAGCTAATTTAGATTTTTCAGCATCTGAAAGTCTATTAGCTTTAAACTCATTTTCTAATTGAGCCTTCATATAAGATACGTTAGCTTGCATCAAGTTTTTCGTGTTCCCAGCTCCAGCCGTAGGGTTACCACCACTTTCGATTGCTATAAATGAAGTTATTATTTTTGGATCAATTCCTGATTCTTTACTAGCAAATTGAATATATTTACCAAAATCCTTCCAAATCTTTGCTAATTGACCTTTTATTGCAACTCTACTGCCCCAACTTGTAGGTGCTTTTAAAGTCAAAACAGGTGCGCTTATTGTATTTACAGCCATCTTTTTAATTAGTTCTAGTTAGTACAATTCTTCTATTTTTTTTAAGTCCAGATGGTAATTTTAATAATTTCCAACCTTCATTATTCTTTTTTTTGATATAAACATAAACGCCTAATCCAATAGCTAAAACAGTAGCTATTCCAGTTGCGATTAATACTTTCTTTTTGAAATCCATATAAAATATTTTTTGTTTTCAATAACAAAGATACTTCATACTAAATTAATTACAAATAAAAAAATTAATTAGCACTAGAATTTACTTCTCTAATCAATTCGTTTAAAGCATTTTTACTATGAACGTCTTCGATTTGCTCATCTGTAATTGACTTAGCCAATTGCCCCATGTAATGTTTTATTGAAGTTTGGTAGTCACTATGTAATGTTTTTATATCAATACTCATTAATATAGTAGCCAACTCCATAGCATTATATGTATCTAATTCAATTGTAACCCTCGAAAATTTTGTTGCATAAGTTTTGTCAAACCATTTTCTGTGCAAATAACCTTTTAATTTCTTAATCATAATTTTCATTGTTATATATTAATTTTTCATCTGGTGATAAATCATTGTAGCCGTAGCTTATAGGTTTCAGCATCTCATCTTCAGTATAGTAACTTTCTTTTTTAGAGCCTAAAGGCTTAATAAAATCATTCTGTTTAACGTCCTTATGTGTTATTAAAAAAGCTATTTGTTCAGTTTTTAAACTAAAATTTTTTATTATTTCTGCTATTGGAACACCTTCTTTTATTAACGGTATTATTTTATCCCTTAATTCATTATAATACCCTTTACCAAACTCGGTTTTGTAGTATCTTTTTAAATCATTTGATGTAATTTCTGCTTTCAACTTGTCGGTTTTTCCGCAAATATATAAATAAATATTACTTATTCACAATTTAGATAAGAATATCAACAAAAACACAAAAGCCCGAAATTAATCGAGCTTTCATCTTACCTAACAAGTTTATTGTGATACAACGCTGTAAATATACTAATTAATTATATCCGCTTTGTGAAGTTGTCTAATATAATCTTGTGGGAAGAATAGATTATTCATATCTGTAAGCGGTAAAACCATTTCAAGCTCTAAGGCGAATGGTAAAACGAACATCGAACAAATATCTCTATTGTAAACTTTTTTAGTTTTAAAATTTAATCTAAACCAACGATTGAAAACAGCCTTTGCACCGTTTATAAAATCATACTTTATTTCTGTATCATCTTGTTTTTTAAGAATATTTCTTAAAGCTCCGTCTATTATGTTTTGGTCTTTATCTGATCTAATGATAGTGAAGTCTGAATAACCTAAAACTCGCTCTGAAAGTCTTTCTGGGTGAACTCCGTTACCATTTGAATCAATTATGAATAAAGCACCGCTAATCTCACCAACGACACCAACATGATTGTAATAAGCATCTGAATCTGATTCTTGAATTATCTTTGAAAGTAATTTACGACCTCTGAACACAATTAAATCACCTTGTTTCATTATAGGACGTAATCTATCGTATTTTTCTTTTATAAAATCTTTTCTCATACTATTTATTCTTTTTAAAGTAATAAAACCCACCAATTAGACTTGCTAAAACAACCAAAGAAATTGAAATATTCTTTATTGTATTTCTTTTTTTAAATTTTTTATAACTTTCATCTACTAAATCCTTAACTGAATTGTAAACTGAAGTAACCGTACTTGCGTAGTCATTGCTTGTTGCATAACCTGCCGACTTTAATTCCGTAGCTTGGTCTTTTACCGTAGTAGCTTTTAAAACCTTTGCATAACGAGGGTTTTCGCTTAAAAACTTAACGTAATCCCTAATTGAATCTTCATAGCTATCATAAGCCCTAAAATCTGCATTTACAACAACTTTCTGACCTTTTATAACTTCACCTGTATCAATGTTGTAAGTTTTACCTTTCCATGCCTTAGATTTCTTTATTCCAAAAAGATTTTTAGCTTCTCTACTTAGTTTTGAACCAGCAACTTTCCAATCTCCCTTTAAATCTTTACCCGAACTTTCTAAAATAGCCTGAGCAACTAAAGTTCCAGCTAATATGCCAGAACCTTTAACCGCTTTATGAATGAATGAACCGTATTTTTTTACAAATTCATCTCTAGTATATGAAGTTCCTTTAGTCATTTCTTAATTACAAGCTCCGCAAACGTTCGACATTTCTTCTTTTGGTGGTGCAACAATAGTTACAGCCACTGGTTTTTTGTTTTTTCTTACATAAACAATAACAGCCAAAGCTATTAATCCACCTGCTAATAATAAATTTTTATTTTTCATTTTATTTTTTATTTAATTGTCAATTCTTTAATTAATTTACCGTTTTTTAATAAATTAAAAACGCTTTCACCTTTTGAGTTTGGTTTAACTTCAAGCTCCCATCCAAATCTACCTACTTGAGTGTATTGATTACCGTTTCCGAAATTATTTGAAACACCTCCAAACTCTGCTTTTCCAGAATGTGTAGAAGGTGTGTATTCTCTGAACGTTAAAGTTGGTGGCACAAAATATCTATATGCTAAAACTCCTCCAATACCTACAACTGCTGCTGATATTCCTATTATTAATCCCTTATTCATCTTATTTATTTTTAATTAATTATACTAATTCTGCTCCTTCAGTTCCGTTTTCTTGCGATGCCGACTGTGTGGTTTCACTTGACCTTTCAGCCGTTAATTCGCTTTTTTCAGCTTCTGGTTGTGTTGCTTCAGCTTTTTCTACTGAACCGCCCATAGCTTTTTTTTCTTGGTTTTTTTTCCAAATGTAATAAAAAGCACCACCAACGATAATAAGAGCAACAACAATTTTACCCCTTTTAGTTAAAAATGGAACTCTGTCTTTTTTAGGCGCAACATCTTCTATTTCAATATCGCCCAATTCAACGTCTTCATTTATAGTAGGAACTACAGAACTTTCGTTTCCACCTGCATTTGACATACGTTGAGCATATTGAACACCTGTAAGGTGACCTTGTAATGAAAAATCACTCATTTTTTACTTTTTATTAATGTTAAAAGCTCTAATATTCAATATTGCATTCAAAGAACCCAAACCGATTAAACTATATCTTAACCATGTAGGTAGTTCCTTTCTAGTTCCAACGTAAATTAATGAACCAGAAATTAAAACTGTACTTAAAATCCTTGACCTTTGATTTTGTTTGTATTCGCTTGTAGTAACGATTTCAACATCACCCACTCCGTCTGCGTTTACAAATTGAGATAAACCTTTGTTATCCTTCATTTCTCTTTTCAACTTAATTTGACGTATCATTTCCTTACTTCCATCAGTAGGTATGATTTGCCACTTAATTAAATCATCGTTTACTTTAACGCTTTTATAGGCTACAGATTCAGCATTTTTATTAGCTAAACCTAAAGCTTCTTGACCTTTTACAAATGTTTTTGAAAACATAAAGTTTGGGTCTTGACCTATCCAATCTACCTTGTAAAATACAGTTGGTTTTTTTTGTTTATTTAAATTCATTACTTTTCATATTTTAATTGTGCAAAATGCACAGGATTTAACAATCTATAATTATCTGTTAATGCAACTTTTGTTTGTTTAACGCTATTTGAAAGGTTACCGCCTTGCGTAATAGCATACTTTTGACCGTTTACAGTAGCTAAGTCAACAACTATGTCACCATGACTTAAAACACCACCATTAATAGTATCTAAATTAGGATTAGTGCCACTACGACCTTTTATTAATATGTCCCCTATTTCAACCTCTAATAATTCACTTGGTTTGTGCGCCCAATATGAATCTTTTAATTTATTCGCTCTATTTTTCTTTGCATCTACTACATATCCAGAATGAGTAGTTTTAGGATTAAAGTTTTTGTAACCAGATTTATCAATCAAATGACTTATATAAACAGCCGACCATGGAAAACTTGAATGCGTTGAGCTTTGTTGCATCTGTTTATTACTAAAATCTTTTCCTACTAACTTCCAATAACCTACCAAATCAGAACTTCTGGACGGATTAGTTTCAGTTTTACCTTCCCACTTTCTTAAATCTTTTCTAGCTATATTTTTTAATCTACCTTTTTTAGTTGCATAGTTTTTAATCAAATAATAAGAAACAGCAAAAGCTACCACCGAAGTAGCAACCACTATTATTTCTTTTTTATATTTTAAATCAAAATTCATCTAGTAAACAAAAAGTAACTAAACCAATTAACTTAAACTTCTTAATCCACTCTTTGTAGTATGGTATATCATTTAATACTATACATCCCTCTGAATATCCACCAATATTAGTTTTTACAATTTGTTGGTTTAAATCGTGACTAGCTGCGTGAATATTAGTGTAGATAATATCATTATAAACAATAGTGCTTGGATTTGTTTTTTTATCGTTTGTATAATCTCTACGATAAGGAACGGCTTTAATTTGTCTTAGAGCTGGTGTTTTTTGTTTATGCAAACCATACTCAAAACTATCATAAAATAAGCCCGTACACATAACCGCTGTACCCTTATTTCCTTTATTTGTAGTACATGAACTTATAGAAATAAAAACTTCACCATTAAACGTATAGATTTTGTCATCAAACTTATCATTTGCATCTTCAGATGATCTAATAGCAACGTTCCACAATTTATTAGGAAAACCTTTAAAATTAGGTTCAAGTTTAACCTTGTCTAATATTTCTTTATTTGTATAGTTTCTTACGTTAGTCTTGCTCATATACTTAATATTGTAAGACAAAGATAACTACTATAAAAGTTTTTATGAAAATAAATTACCTTTTGAGAAATTTTCTTGAATTACTTGCCTAAATTCTGGAGTAATTATTTCTTTTTTGATTTTAACATCGATATTCCTATTACTGTAAATATCAATAATATTATAGTGACAATTAATACACTTACAACGATTAGACTTTGAAAGACCTGATAAAACAACTTTAAAATTATTCATTATCTTTTTTTATAATGTCATTTACATCATCTTTAATCTTTTTTGCTCTACCTAGCATGATTTTAATTCTTTGCCAAATATTTACGCCTGTAGCTTCTTCAATATTTTCCGATATACTTGTAACCTCAATACCAACTAATAATGTAGCAACAACCTTTGTTAAAAATAAAGGAATAGCTGTAAATATTTGTATAAAATCACCAAACATAAATTTTTCTAATGCGAAAATTAGAATAACAGCAACTTGATACAAAACCATTTTAGAAACTATAGATGACAAACCTTTACTCGTTACCTTAACCCCTTGTTTTTTACACTTCCATACTCCAAAAAAAGTATCTAAAATAATCATTAAACCAACCAATATCATTAATGGTTTGATAGGCATTAAAAACGCACTTAAAATAATTAATATTTTATCAAAAGTGACCTTTTTTAGTAAAGCAATTTTCATCATAGTAATAGTTTCTTAAAACAAAAGTAAACCTTATAAAGTTATTTATAAAATTTTTAGTTGAATTAAATAAAAAAAGCCACCATAAGGTAGCTTTTTCAATAGTTTTAGAAGAAATTATGCTTCAGTTTCCGTTGGTACTTCTGTTAAAAATACTCTAGGATAGTTCCCATTTGTAGTTACAGTAACTTCAGCACTTAGCGTTACATTGTACTTTGTTAAAACAGTTTCAATTTCACTAATAGCATTTTTGTAATCTTGCTCTCTAGGATTTTCAGTATTATTTGTGTTTTCTACTGTCATCGTTGTTGTTGGTGTTGGCATTTCCATTGTTTCAGTTTCCATAATTTTGTCTTTTAAGTTTGAATTGCAAATATACAAATATAATTGATTTAATTACATTGGTGGGAAAGGATTTATTGGAACTTTTGGTTCATAAATTATCAATGGTAAATCTTTAACCCATAAATAATCTGGATTAACGCAATATTCCATTTCCTCAATTGAAATCACCCAATTGTCGTTTAAGTCTTGAATTGGATTGAAATAACAATCTGGTGCATATTGATTTCCTACTAGCAAATCTTTTTGTTCAATAGTCAATAGACCTACATAAGTATTCCATTCCGCTTGTGTTATGTCTGTTAGTTTCATATATCTTTCTGTAATTCTGTTATAATTGCTATCATACTGCTCTGCTTAGTGAAGTTTGTAATGTATTTACTAAATTATTAAAGTTTGTTGTTTCTGTGGAATTTAATCCATCCGATAAAAAAGCAAAAGCTAATTCATTAGACGTATATAATCCTGGGGTTGCTCCGTCTAATCTTGCAAATAAACAAAAGTTATTAGATGGTAATGAAGTAATTGCAGAAGTATTAGTTCCTATTGATATTCCATTTCTATAAGCTGTGGCTAGATTATTTGCACTTCTTGATAATAATATTAGTTTTTTAGATGGTGATGCTGTATAGAAAACAATATTGCCAAAACCACCCGAAATAAAATTACCGTTAAAATTATTTTGCAAAAAATTAACCGTGTCCCAACAACCATAAACTTTTTCACTAGTGTTTTCAGTTCTTGAATATACACCAAAAGAGTGTGAATTCAAATTTAAAATAGTATTTGGTATTAAAAAAGTATTAGCATATGCATTCGTTCCATTTGGCAAACATCCTGTTGAACTATGCGTAAAACCACCACTAAATTGGAGTCTAAATGCAGCATTAGTATCTAAGGCGTTCATAAAGTTATACTTATGAGTTGTTGCTGTACCACCAACAAATGGGTAGATTGCTTTCATTTTAGTGTCTAAACTATTTGAGATTAAGCCTAAATCAAACGTATTTAAAGCCCCTAAAATAGTAGTGTCTGTTATACCAGTTGCACTTGCGAAAGCTGTTGTTCGTGCTGTATATCCACCCCCACTATTATTCCTTATAACCCCATGTGTCGCTAAAAACATAAATTAAGCTGTTAAATTACCGAAAACATACCAAACGTTTGTCGCTGTCTGAACCATAGTTATAGCATTGTATTGAGCAGTTATTTTAAGCCCTACAGCATTTAAAGTAACTCCAACCCCTCCTACTATTGTAGTTTGACCTGCTCCAATTTGAGATACTAACAATTGCGCTCCAACAGGAAAAACACTAGGCGGTACAGTAACCGTATTCGCACTAACGTTATCCATAGTTGTAATGGTATCAGCGTTAAAATCGGCAATAGCTAAAGTGTAAGTCGTGCCTGTTTGAGCGTTTATTCTTAAAATTGCGTTATAGTATGTACCTGCCATAATGTTTTTATTTTAATTTTTTAATTATTACAAAATTATTTCAATATCATTTACTGAAATACCAAAAGTTGCAGCCATTTGTATTCTGAAACCTAAATAGTATAAGTAAGTTGTTGAATCTGTATAGTTCAATCCAGATGGAACTTCACCCTTAACCACTTCATATAAAGCGTTTGTTTCTTCCGCACTTACAGGATACATATTGTTTGCAATTGTTTGACCGCTTTCACTTGCGTATTCAAACATATAATTTGATTCAAAACCAAATCTTAATCCTTGTGTACAACCTTGTAAAATTCCTGTTACTAATCCTGTTTCTTGACCTGTAATACCGTTGTTATACGTTACAGGCACTAATGTTTTAATTTTCATATTGTTATTTTTATTAATAAATTACTTCTGTAGTTGTGAAAACACACGTCCATCTAATGTTTGTTGTTGCCGCCCCTATAACTTTAATGTCTAGCCCACCATTTGTTGTATCAGCTGTCAATGTAGGAGTTCCCCAAGCTGGTGTATTTTGAACCAAATTTACATTGCTAATTAATAAAGTAGTTGTACCAGCACTTGCACCTCTTTGTATAAATCCATCTATATCCCAAGCACTTGTATTGGTTGAACCAGTTTGTCTACCTATAATTGTACCTCTAAATCTTATAGAATTATTATTTTGCAAAATTAAAGGAATTACTGTACCGCTATAAGCACCTAATGTTGTTGGTGTAGATGTGGTTGTATCAACACCGACAACAAGTGTAGAACCTTGTATAGAGCCAATGCCATTTGACGCAGTAGGTGTGTAAGTACCGTAAGCAAGCCTGTTGTTATGTGTAAATGTTTCAGAATTATTAAGGATAGCCATAGAATATGCTCCACTTGCACGAGTTGAATTTCCTAAAGCAAATGAATTAGCCCCACTTGCTACAGCATTACCACTACCACCATAAGAACCACCCAAAGCAACACTTTGATTGCCTGACGCAGAACCAAAACCACTTACAAATGAATAGTTCCCACCTGCCGTGCCACCGCCTAAAGCAACGGATGCAGTGCCGTTAGCTGTTGGATTTTGTAAACCATTACTTCCTATCGCAACTGAACCATAGCCAATAGCATTAGCGTTGTTTGATATTGCGGTAGAAAATTGACCTCCAGCATAAGCTCCACCACCCAAAGCTACAGACCTATCTCCTACAGCTTCTGAACTATGACCAATTGCAACACTACCTAAAACACTTGCTCTATTATTATATCCCAATGTAACAGAATATTGACCACTTGCAACTCTACCAGCCGAAACCCTTGCAGTCTGTAAATCTATTGCATTTGCACCACGTTTATCACCACCTGTTGCTGTACTGTCGGGAATTGCTAAAAGAAAAGCTCCTGTACCTTTTGGTATAATTGCAAAGTCACCATTAGTTGTGCCTGTTACCGCTGTCAAGCTATCTACAGGAACTGTTGCGTTAGGTGCCGTTGTGTTTTGTGCTTCTGTAAAATAAGATAAACCAGCAACTCCCCAAGTCACAACCCCACTACCATTTGTTTTTAAGAAATAGTTAGCCGTCCCATCTGTTGTTGGAAAAGTAAAAGCATTGTTAAATGTAACCGCACCATTTAGATATGTATTTGTTATCGAAGTATTACCAATATTAACCGTATTTGAACCCTTACCGATAGTATTATAACCAATTACAATTTGATTAGTTTGACTGTTCCCTAGGGCTTTTGTATCTGCTCCTAAGAAGACTGAATTAGTAGATGCTGTAAGTGTAGTTACCCCACCAGTTATATACCTTCCAGAACTTGAGCCTAAAAATACATTACTATCTCCATTATTATTATATCCAGCCGAATAACCAACAAATGTATTTGAATTTGCTGTAGTTGTTGAATATCCTGCATAAGTACCAAAAAAACTATTGAAAGTTCCACTACTATTAAAATTTCCCGAATTTGTGCCAAAAAATGAATTACCACTACCTGTTGATATAGTTTGACCAGCTGCATTCCCAACAACTGTATTTGTAACAATATTATTCTTACCCCTACCAACTCTTACAGTATTAAAGTAAGAATCATTATTTAAAGCATATATAGAGTTATTTCTTGAAATAGCCGCTGTTTTATTGCTCCCTGCATCAATTGTTGTTCCGTATAAATACCATTCCGTTGTTGCCGTAGCTGGCGCAGTATAAGTAATATATGCCGTTCCGTTCCATATCCATGTCGAAGCATCAACACTAGAAACATATAAAATATCTACTGTTGCTGGCGTATTTGGATCGAAAACAACCCCAGCAGTTGTAGGCGTTAACTTATCAAAATTAACTATATCACTAGGTGTCGTATTTGAACCAGCTTCTTTTTTTATTCCGAATCCCATTTATTTTTATTTTTTATTTTATAAGTAATAATTATTTCTAACCTCTATTGGTACGTTTTCCATTTGTTGAAATGTATAAAACAATAACGGTGTTTGTTCAGTAATCAATGAAGGAGTTTCAGCAATTGCTATAGCTTCATTTTCATATACCTTATAAGTTGCTATATAATTTTCAATTATAACACTTGAAGGTTTCAAACATACATTTGCTTCTAAATCATCTTCAATTATATATATCGGTACTAATATAAATTTTTCCATAATTACAATTGTGAATAAACACCTAATTTCATTAAGTCAAATTGACCTGTGCTAGTTACTGAAGTTACTGACATACACCTACTAGCAAAAAAGTTTAAACCTTGCGAAGTCAAAGGTAAATTTGTTGAAACTGTACCACTTGCAACAGAACCAGTTTCGTTATTTTTTACCTCATATTTTACATCCGTAGACATACATTCATTATATAGTTTAATACTATAAACAGTCGTTGAAATTGCACCTACAGTTCTGTTTGCAGGAAAATTAACTCCCAAATCAACCTTAGTTGCTGTACCAGTTGCATCATTATGAAAAACTGATAAGTTAGCATCTCCATTTTCAGAACCTATGCCTATTATATTAATCAACGTGCTTACTAAAATATTTGATGCAGTACCATAGTTTAAATCAGTTGTTTGACCAGCTAAACCATAAAATTGTTGACATCCAGCAGAATATGAAGTATCTGAAATATTAAAATCACATATAAATCTAAATCCACCATGAATAAACCATAATAAAGCACTTCCCCTAGTCCCAGTATATCTACCACCCGAAACCACCGTTGCACTATATCTTAATCGAATTTGTTTTGTTGAAAAATTAGTTGATGCAACAGATTGAGCAGTTGTTGATGCCGAACTTGACATTGTAACGCCACCTTCAGAAATAACAGTTGTACTATTATTATTAATATTAATTCCCCTATAAGTTTCTAAAGCACTTAATTTTGGAATGAAATTAGCACTATTAAAAGTGTTCCAATCCGTAGAACTTAAATAACCATTTTGAGTAGCATTTGAAACTTGTTGTGAAATAGCTACCCCACTACCTATAATTGCACCTGTTCCGCCTGTTATTGTTATTCCATCCGTACCTACATCAGTTAAATTACCTATCGTTAAAGCATCTTGTTTACCGTTAAAAGTAGTCCAATTTGCAGAACTTAAAGCCCCTCTATTAGTTGCGCTTGCAGTTGGTAAATTAAACGTATGAGTATCAGTAGCACTACTTATGTTAAAATCAGTTCCACTCGTTCCTACAGCTAAATATTGAGTATTTGCATTTAATCCATTTAGCGAACTAATACCCCCTGCAAAGGTTGTTATAATTTGACATAAATGATTATCCTCTGTGTGTAAAGTAAC